ACTTACATCACGACCTGCTCGTTTAAACAATGAGCCAAATGGAAGTTTGTTGTTAAAATGATCATAGAACAATTTTACAGTGGACAGTATAAAACATTCCTCACTAACATTTTTAAACAACAAATTTATTTATAGTTCCAAATCTTCCATTGTTAGAAATCCCTTCCTAAATTTAGAACCGTATACCCAATAATATTGGATTTCCCCGTATTGTAGACCAATACTCTCAAACATAGCACGTAAGTTTTCCATATCTGTATCATAAGTAAGTTGTTTTGGTCTTCCATATAAAGTCTGAAGATGAATAAGCAAATTCCTACCGACGTTATTCCAATAATCATTTATTAGCAAACAGGCCACAATTTGACGTAAATATTCAGCATTTTCTCCACTATCTTCAAATTTCTTCCGTCGCCATACTAAAGATCTTACAATTTTCTCAGATGGTCTATATCCTACGAATGTTTTGATTCCGTTTATTTCCACTTCTTTTATATAAAATCCCATAAATTCCACCTCAGAATAAGTACCAGAGGTGATTTCTTTTAGCTCCCAACCTAACTTAGACCATATTCTAGGATTATTAGGATAGAAATATTTATGTAAACCGGGTTCATATGAAGACAGATGATTATCCCCATGAATAGAACATCTATAATGTCTTAACCAGCCTAATTCCGGTCCATATTGATAAGTTAATCTATCATCAGCACCATATTTTATTAAATTAGTAAAGAAAAAATAGCATATTCCAACATACATGGCAAAAGCATCGAATTGGATAGTGCCAAAAGGTCCATCTTTCCAACCCGAGTAAGTGCGCCAAATACCTCCTCCCGCTAAATTGGGTAATACAACAAGAGAATTTAAGATATCATCAAGAATATAGTTAAGAATAATAGAATCTGACTGTCTTGCCAGTTTCTGCATCATAAAGTTTTTAAAAACTCTAAAAATAGAAGGGCCTATACGACCGCCAAAATCTTTCATATCTATAGAATCATATTTAGGTCCTCTTAGCTTCCTTATTTCTAGATCGAAGTTTCCAAAAAATAACTCCCATTTAGATGAAATATTCGAATTTTCCATAGCGTGACAAAAGTCTTTGAACAAAAGGTATTGAGGTATATAAAAGTACATTTCTGGTGCAAAAGCAATTCTTATAGCATCTATCTCTCTCTTTGATTTCTTAGGTATAGTTATCATTGTCCATAAATGAATAGGATCAAGGCCTGAATGGATTGCAGAAACGAAGACTTTAGACATGAACTTAGTCTCCGCCAATCTATCCAGTTTATTTTGTATGCCTAAACTTTTACAAATGAGTCCGGGAAAAGATTTCTTAGAATTAGTTGTTAGATCTGCTTCTGTAAACAGATCTATATCTAAAGGAGGGATTGTAAAAGTACCAATCTCTCTGTTAAGCTGTTCCATCAACCACGGTTCAAATTTAACTCCATTATAGTCAATAGCAAAAACCTCAGGTTCTTCTCTCGAAATATATTTAGTAAAGGCTTCTGCAAGTAGTTTCTCAGTAATATCAGCAACATGGTATCTATAGCAATCAATTCCAAACTGGCTGCCTATAAACGAGGCTAGTTCTGTATCTTTATAATACGGAGTATTTGTTTGTTGCCAGCCGTCATAATTCATAATTTTCTTTGGAGCTTTAAAATAAGAAAAATTACTATCTTTTCCTTCTCTTATAATTTGGTCCATTAAATTAGATACTACCTTTTCACTAGAACTAGAATATTTATCATCAACAATAGGAGTAATACGATTTATCTTATCGTGTTTAAATATGTGAAAATTTTTTCCAGCTATGTATCTCTCTTCAAAAAACTGAGAAAAGTCAATTTCATTATATTCCTTATCATCATCTATTATTTTAGAGTTATACAGATTAGTTAGAATCATATTCTCATGATTCTGATATTCATATATTATTGATTCTGTGACATCAGGTTCCCCAGAATCAACGTTACGCCGTTGAATCTTTTTAATACGATTTTTTCTATTCACTCTAAGATTGTCATAAAAGTCTATTTCCTTCAAAATTGAATCAGATATATGGCTAGCCCATTCCTCATAAGGTTCATCAGTCTCTTTATCCTTATCATCTTCTTTTTCTTTAGATTTAATCAGACTGTCTACAATATCTTCATCTTTCTTTAAATCAATTTTATTCATTGTATCTTCTTTTCTTGGAGTATTAGCGACATTTATTTCATCCTTTTTATCTCCATCTTGGGGAGCAGTCTTATTGAGTGGCAGCTTAGAATCTTTGTCTCCTGCAATTACTTTATCTTTATCTATATTATTATTTAAATCTCTCTTCTTCTTCCATAACATATAATTATATTTCTTTTTAACGTCCCAAGATTGATTGTCTTTTTCAATTTCATCACCATTTTCATCAAGCTCAATTATTAATCTCCGATCATGAATCAATCCTAATCCAGGATGAGGAAGATTATCATTATTATCATCATTATCATCATCATCATCATTATCTTCATTATTAGAACCGCCAGAAAACGGCGGATTGTAAGGCGGAAGTTGATTAGCACTAGGGCCTCTTGCAACATAAATATTATTATAAGTATCGACCCAGCCCCATAATGACCACCAACCCACGTAAGTATTCTGGGAAAAACCATCTCTAGCATACATATAGTTACCAGAAAATGTCCTTTCTGGTATTAAATTTATTCTATTCCATAAGTCTCTAAAAAAGTTTCGACTAGTCCCACATCTTAAAATCCTGTTTAATGACAGCCATAAAGAGACCGATCCGACCAAGTCGATAACCGATCCCCCAAATAGCATTAATGGATACCCAGTTGTAAAAGTCAAAATAGATAAAAAAGTCTTTAGTCTATTATTGGGTGCAATCCAGTTTCTGACAACTAGTGGTTGTCTATTTAACTTAGGTAGCATAGTTAATGGATTATATATAAAGCCTCTTACAATTTTTTCTATTGCTCTTTCATTGATACTTTGGAACATCTCCTTCCAATTTGTAGATTTATCTTCTTTAACTTCAAGCTTTCCATGGACTTCAACTCGCAGTTGAATAATCTCTTTTGTTGTACGCCTCACTCCAAGGAGAAAAGAATACAACAAAATGGGACTAAATAACCATCCTAGCATCGGTCGACCGCTTAAAAAGCCTATAAAGGTACTTAATCTAAATACTTTCCATTCATATGAAGATTCTAATATTGATTGAGCCTCAGACAATTGATATTTAACTCTAGCTATTACTTCCTTCTTTTTTCCTCCAAACATAAAGTAGTAACAATAAGCTAATACCGAACGAACAGTTTTTGAAAAATAGGGCCACATCATCATATAGCCAGTAGCCCTTAGAAATTTTACTAGCACATTTCTCTCTATGAGAAGTATCTTGGATAGAAAGTCACCTAATTTATCAGCTAAAAAATTAATCATATTATAAATAATATATTCGGATGTATAATTTTTCGAATGGAAGAAATGTCTTAATCTTCCAACCAAGTCTACGACTCTATCCATACCAATACCTATTTTATCTAATGTATTGGTTAAAAAGATCACAATTTGATCAGTATTAATGTTTCGTATTGTTTTTATAGTATTAGAGTGGATTTTACCGGCCGCTTTTTTAAATATCGTTTCTAATTTATTAATCGCCTGAAATCCACTTTCAATTAACACAGTTAATTGTCCAAATTTTATTGAGATCTGAGAAACTCAGAAGACTGTTACACAGACTCCAATCTACGAAAGTCGATTAAATATTACAAAAAATAGGTTCATCTAAAATACCTTCATAACAATTTTAACCTAGGGTACTTAACTTTATTCCGCCCTGTCCCAGATATTCCTTCAACCATGTGATTCGTAAACCACTATTATATACAAAACAATATCTAACATCTCCTAGTTACAAAAAAAGCAAGAAGTGATTTTTTGTTGTTTCAGTGTACTAGTTTTTCATGGGCGATGTTAGTGCTTTATAAGATATAATTATAATACCGTCATATCATCTTCCCGCTTTAAGACGTACTCCCTACTACCTATGGGGTAGGTTTTTCATGTGCGTAGATATTAAAGTGGGTGTTATAGTTTCGATAACATGACTAAATACCATTATTATACCGATCTTGCCCTCTATTGAGGAGGGAAAATTATTAATAGATAAATAAATTATAAAAAATGCTCTGATTTAAAGTAGATAGTACTAAATTCCACATCTTAACACCTATAGTGTCCTAGTATCAAACCATAAACTTTTTATAGAGTATTCATTTAATAACAAATTTTCCCCAATGACGGTACTAGAACTGATTTACTATAAAATTTATAACGTTTGAGAAGTACTTTATTCCTGCTCAATAAACCTCTAGTTTACTAGTATCATAAATTAAATTTCAATACTGTTCTAGCGACACCTCTAGTGTCCTAGTGTCCTTGATGTATTTGCGAGCTTCTGAAGTTCTTACCAAAGTTAGAAAGTAACAGCCAGTTAATACAAGTACTGCTAGTTTCAAGGAGGATTTCTTCTAAATACAATCTAGAATCATTACTATATATTCTAAAATCCTCTATTTAAAATAATATTTAATTAAATATATTGAATTATAATATATTTATATCTGAATGCCGGTTTGCGACAAACAGACGGTTTCTTATCGAGACGATATTCCATCACGGATTCTTACGAATTCTAGTTCCATTTTAAAGTCATGGAATAGACTAATATGCTGTCGACATATAGATTGTAGAATTCCACTACATAATTTATTTTAATTCTATATTCGCAATTAAGTTTGGCCTGAACTTTTCCGAAGATGTCCTTCCAACAACCTAATATATAGAACTGATATATAAATTATAATTTCGATATAGTTAATTTAACTAACGTTTGCATAGTTATAAAATATTCTTTTACATTAAAAAGATGTCGATAAATTATAACTAATATTAGTTAAATTAAAGCTTTATGATATACTATTTTATAAGTTTATTTCTTACATTTTAACATCTTTGTTGATGAGGACCATTACTATATTATCCCATTTGATCATTAATATGAGACATATCAATGTTTTGGTATTTCTACCTGGAAAAATAAACCCTGCAGCGGTGTCCCCCCGATATTATAACCG